CCAATGCGCTAAAGCAGTGTATGGATGCTCGTCAAACGGTATTGTCATTATCTTTCTACCATTAGAACCCCATAAAAAGTTCCTTTGATCAGATGATAATCTTAATATACCATTTTCAACAGCTCTAATACCAAAGTTTCTTAGCATTACATTTTCATCATCGGCTAATTCTAAGAATAACTTAGGATTGTTACGGGCAAATATAAGTAAATCACGTCTAAGTTCCTTAGAACTCAACTTAGATACTTCAGAACCTCTCTCTGCGCGCATAATGGCTTCCGCCATATCAATATCAACATTTTTAGCGGCAACCAATGCTTCAACTTGTTGTTCTAAAACATCTATTTCCTCAGCAGCAACAGCCGATGGTTTCCACTCGTGATACAACTTGTCTTTATCTGGATGATACAATGATAATAACTTTTGTAAAGTTGTTTGTTCTTTTGGAACGTATAAAGATCCAGATCGAAATACAATATGCTCTAATCTTTGATCACCTTTCATTTCGTCGACAAATGGTGTTCTTTGATTTTTACAATACTTAAGTTCTCTTTCGTAACCTTTTTCTTCGTCAAAATAATAAATATTTGCAGCTTTGATCGATCTTGACAGTGGTTTTTTCCCACCTTTCAAATAATACATTCTGTCTTTAATTTCCCATTCGTTAGATGGTATTATTCTTTCTCTTACTTTTGGTTCTGGAATTTCAACTTCTTCAAATTCGTTTACTACTTCCATTGTTTCTTCTTCAATTACAGTTTCTTCTACTGCAACTGGTTTTGTTTCTTTTTTCTTTGCCATAATATAATATATAATAAAATTAATAAAATAAAAGGCCGAGGCCGAAGCCCCGGTCTTTAATATAATAAATGCTTACTTCATTAACATGAAATTGTTAGCACCTTGTGTAACTAAACATCTTTCAGATAACATATGAATTTCCATCGCATCTAAAGCGGACGTAGCAGCACCAACAGAACCAGTAACCCAAGTTTTGAATTTTCTTGACTCTGTATTTGAAGCTCTATAACGAACGTGTAAGAAAGGACGTTTCATATTTTTTCCTAATTGTTGGTCATAAACTGAAGATACACCAGCAGGTATAATTGCACCTCTAATAGCAGCTGAAGTAGCTGTAGAGTTAATTTTACCTCTTGTAGCTTTGTCGTTTAGATATTTCCAGTCAGATTTGTAGAAGTCATAAGAACCTCTTCTAAACCCAGAAAAACCTAAATTAAGTGCCATATCTTCAGAGTTGTCAAACACTCCGTAAGAAGTACCACCAGCTCCATAAGAATTCATAGAAGCTAACATATCATCCATTGCTAACGAAGTAGCTCTGTTTACAAACATCATGTTTTCTTCAATAGCACCTTGATTATCAAACTCAGCTAAGATAGCATCGAACTCAGCTAAATCAGTAGCAGCGTTAACACCAGTAATACCAGAAGTAACGTTACCACGAGTTTCTATAGCATCGAATAAACCTTGTGTACCAACACCATTAGCACCCGCGTCAGCACTACCTGTAATTTGACCATCAGCAAAACCAATAACAGAGTTACCAACTGATTTTTCAGCTTCTAACATTGTCATTTCTAAATAATCAGTAAATCTAGCTCTAGTATCACCTTCAGCTTTTAAATACCAAAGATATCCACTTTGTCCATCTTCACCAGAAACTTCAACCCAACCAATTTGAGAAGCATCAGAACCAGATACAGCATAGTAATCTTTTAATATTTGCATTTGGTTACCATACGACTTAAATGTAGGTTCTAAAGAAGTTCTTTTAGAATCAGCAGCTGTACCAGTAATATCACTGTAAGACTGTCCTTTTCCAAAATGCGAACCAATAACTAATAAAGTAGCTGCACTAGCAACTTCAGAGTGATTAGTTAAAACCGCCTCACCATAAGGCTCAAGCGAAACAACAGCTGAATCTGGAGTCTCTGTTACTAAACATTTTGAAACGTATCCAGCACTTGCTAAAAGTACAACATCGTTTACTCTAATACCATGAGTTGTTGTTAATGCGTTACCATCTACATCAGTAACACATGTAAAAGTACCGTTTGTATCACCATCTAAATCTATCGTACCAACATAAGATAAATGTAATCTACCTTGTTCAGACCATACAACCTGATCGGATGCACTAGCCTCTTCTGCGCCAACTTGAGATAAAAATCCTGAAACTGTTCTGTTACCAAACACTTCAGCTTCTTTTTCCATTAAGTCAGGCAGGTATTGTTGTTCCCAGCCGGTAGAACCGTCTGTGAAATCTATGTAATTTGAAGCTAATGCTTGTTGTTGCGGAGCGACAACAGCGTTCAAACTACCTCCTGCAGTAATTGCCATAATTAATTTGTTTTAAATTGTTATTTATTTTTGTTTTTAATTTTAAACTTAAAATCAGAAGAGTTATCACCTAGCACTTTAAACTTCATACCACCTGCTTCAATTTTTCCATGACTTTGTCTTGGATTCATATCTACATTTTTGGCTTTAGCAACACTATCTTTCATAGCATCTGCTTTTCCTTGTTCGTAAAAGTGTTTCGCAACAGCATCTGCATTCATTGCTGTATATAGAGATTTATGATAACCCTTAGCATCTGATAACGTAGAATTTTTATCCAAAAACTTTTTGGTAAAATTATTTATATCGCTTTGACTATTTTTAACCTCTTCAGCATTGTTAACATTAAACCTGTATTTTTTATCACCGACATTGTATTCAAAACCTTTGAACTTGTCATTAAAAACTTGATTAGTTTTTTGTGCAAAAATTTCAGAATTCTTTTTAACTGTTTTTTGAGTTGCTTCTGACTCCTTGTTATATCTATTAAAGAAATCTACAGCTTTTTGTTGCTCAGTTGTGAGTTTACTTCCAGCTTTAATATCTTCATAGTATTTGGACTTTTGCCCGTCCAGATGGGCCCTAGCGTTGGCAACTTGCTCTTTTAACGCTAGTTTTTTTCTTCGTATATCTCTTTCTTCATCTTCTTCTTCGTTATAAGAAAATGAATCTTCCATAAGGAAGTTAATTTCTTCGTTATTTAAATGAGGTTTTGTCTGCTTGTAGTATTCATATAATAAATTTTGATCATCTAGTTTTGAATAATCTTGATTAAGCTTAACATAGTCACTTAAATCACCACCAGTTTCTTCCATAAAGTCCATTAACTTTTGAATATTTTCTGGCATTGGTTTTCCAGTAGCTTCAGCTTCTGCAACAACCTCTTCAATTTGCTCTTCAACTTCTGCTATTTCTTCTTCAGTAGAGTCTTCAGTAATTTCTTCTAATACTGGAGCTTCTTGTGTTTCTGCTTTCGGCTGTACTTCTTCTTGTTCTTGTGTGGGCTCGGCATCTTTAGACTCTGCAACCACTCCACTGTCGTCAGCGTTATCTTCTTTAGTTTCATTTTCTTCTTTTGGTTCTGATGGTTTACTTAAATCTACTTTTATAACATTGTCGTCTTCAGCAGATTCAAATTTACTTTTATCAACTTTTACCACGTTTTCATCACCTGGGTCTTGTTGATTTTGTTGTGTAGTTTCTTCAACTACTTCTTCTAATTTTTCTTCCATAATATAATATAATAATAATTAATAAATTTTAACTAGGTTCAAACGCACCTAAATCAAATCCTCCACCTAGTATATCATTACCTGCGGACTCAAAGTTTTTAGGTGGTTTTCCACTATTTCTTTGTTCAATCATTTCTGATTGTTGTGTAGCTTGTATTTTTGTTCTTTCGTCTTTACGATCTTCTTTTTGTTTTTCTCTTTGTTTTACGCCATCAACTTCAACTCCTTTAAGCTGCATGTTATACTGAAACTCTAACTCCATTAGTTGCTTTTTCATTTCAACCTCTTGTTGCATTTTTTGAGCTTCTATTTGAGCCTCTACTTGTAACAGTTGAGCTTTACTAGAATTTATAGCTTGGTTTTTTTGAATATCAGCTTGTGCTGCTGCTTGTGCTGCTTGAGTATTTGATTGAGTTTGAGCTTGAATATTTTCTAACTGCATTTGCCTATCCTTTTCTTCTTTTTTAGCTCTTCGTATTTTTAATAATTGATTTGCAAGTTTAATGTTTTTAATTTCTCTTATATCAATAGCATCAGACAGTTCAATGATTTTCTGCTGAATTGCCATTTGAATATTATTTTCCAACATGGCCTTTTCTTCTTCATCTGGTTGTAGTTCTATAAATATTCCAAAATCATATAAATGAAGATCTTTCATTTCGTTTAAAGTCGCAACGTTATGAGCTCCTATGGCTTGAACAAAGGCGTCGGCTGTAGGTGAATATTCTATAATATCAGATATTCTAAGAGATAGACATTCTGCTGTTTCAGCTGTTAAAAATAAACCAGCTTGCAATATATGTCTAGTAGCAGTATTTGAATTTGCTGCCGCTAATTTTTGCACGCCAACTAAAGCGTTTTTATCTGGCATACTACCATCTCTAGCTTCATTAAGTCCTGTAACATCTCTAATCATTTGTAAGTAATAATTATAGTTACCAATAAGAGCTTGCATTTTGTTACCGCCACTACCAGATGTAATTTCTTGAATAGGCACTTTACCCGGATTCATATCACCATCTTGAGTAAATGATCTACCTATAACACTACCAGTTTGGAAGAACATGTTTAAAGCTTCCTGTGGATTATAGTTTGTACCATTACCTAAATCAACTTCCGCTAAACCGTCGGCATCAAGATAAACACCATCTGGAACCATACGCGCCATTACCTGTTGTAACTTCAGATGTGTTAATTGAATCATGTCTGCAAAACCGGTTACACGTTTTACTAAAGAATCAATTTTACCATTGTACATCCTAGGCGCTACAATAGCGTAATTCATTTTTACTTTTGTAAAATCACTTTTAGGGCGCATCATGTTTTTAGACATTTCCCATTTAAGTAATTTATCTGTACCTAAAATCATAGCACCGTCATATAAGCACTCTATAGATCTTAGCATCCTTGTATAGCCACCTTCTTTGTTTTCTGGCGGATTAAACGAATCATCTTTAGGTATAATTTTATCAGCACCAGTACCAGTCTCTTTCATTTTGTACACTTCGTTCATGTAGGTTTTATAATTAAAATATAAAACTTGAATAGAGTTATTATCTTCTTTATCGTAGCTATGTATTGAATTGTAATTAGATCTGTTATTAGATTTATTTTTCATTATATCTTCTAGATCACTTTCTGTTAAATGAGGAAATTGTTTTGCTAATTCATTTACTGGTATAGTTTTAATTTCACCAACATAATATATATCATCAAAATAAGGAGAGTCAGTATATGAATACACTAAATTAGCAGGGTCAACATAATCTATTGTAACACCTTCAGATGTATTAAAAGATGTTTTTACAGCGCCAATACCTAAAACCGTTAAATCATAATAAAATCTTTTCTTTATTAGTTCATAGTTATTACCTTCAAATAAAACATTTAAAGCTTGTTCTTCTGCAATTTCTATATTCTGCTTGTAATTAAGTTGCATGTGTAATTGAAGTTCTTCTGTTGTTTCTGGCAATTCTTTTTCTTGACTTCTTCTAGTGTTTACACCAAGGTTTTCACTTACAAAATTATCAAGCTCTTTAAACTCCATATCTTTAAGTACAGATTCCATATATTCAGTTCTTTCTTGAACACCAAGTGTGTCTTGAGAAAAAGCCTTTATATCATAAGTTCTTTCAGCTATACCGTTAACAACTATATCTACAAATTTAGATATAATTGGAACTGGTTTCCAGTCTAAATTTAAATAGGACAAATCACCATTTATAGATAACTCATCCTTATATTTTTGTATAGATTGCTCGCCTCTAGCGTACAATCTTAAACTATGAAAGTTGTTTTGATTAGATTTATATCTATTAAGATTTCTATCATTATTAAACCACTCTTGTTCTATTGCTTTACCTACTTTCAAACCATATTCGTAACTTAGCTTTTCAGCGTCACTTACCGCTTGACTAGGAAAATAACTTTTCATGCCAGACTCTGCCATATTTATTATTTGATTATTTGTGAATTAGTTCCAGTATTACTATACTTGGAAATGTTTATGTTTAATTTAGGCTTTTCGACCTTAGCGTTTGGTGCGTACAAATGTCTATTGTTTGCCATTATTGCTAAACCAGAGCTTATTGTTGCATCAAACTTTGTTCTTTTGTTTATATCAAATCTACTCCAATCATTTAGTAAATCATTAAAGTATAAGTCCCCGTGTGTTCCATCTTGTTTTATACCCACGTGATCTTGTATGTACATTTCAATTGCCGCCGCGTGAGCTTGTTTTATATCTTCACTTGAATTTGGTATACCACCCACTTCTTTTTCTGCTACAGATAATTTGTTCCATGATTTATCAGGTCTATTCATGCTAAACCCTCTATAACCTCTACGCCTTAAATAATATAAAAGCCGTGGTTTATTGTTCTCTGCAAGTATTGGCATGCCATAAAAAACTAATGCCATTAATACATCTTCAAAGAATATTTCAGCTGTAGGTGGTCTTGATAAGTATT